TCTTCAGCCTCCAAGCGTGCGGATGGAGTTGCTCAGCGTGGTAAGACTAAGGGAAGGTTTGTTTAATGTACTTGACCAGCAACATTCCGTACTTTAAATGCTGGGTAAGAAAAGAGTTTACAAATGGACACCAAAACTATCACGGGGAGTATTTGCATGGACTGGCAGTCGCTGTCACGACCATTCCTGATCGGTGTCTTGGGTTTCAAGTCATCTTCACTGGGTGTGAAGCAGAAGGTCAGCCAAATCCTCACGGCGGGGCAATGTGGGCAAGAATGCCAATCACGGCTCTTGTTGGTGATATTCCCCTTCAAGAGTGGCCCGAGCGCATGGAGACTCATCTGGCGCAGCCTTGGGACTGTAGTTCATACAACCACGGAATCGTTAGGATTGACAGGGCGCAACCCTCTCCTTGGCTGTGCAAGATCAACAACGAGTTCCATACTGGTCGGTATCTGTTCACGGTGGACTACGCTGAGAGCGATGTTTCAGAAGACCCATCCCAACATAAACAGAGCCATGTACTCATCTTGACGGACGCAGGAAAATGGACAGGCAATGTAGTGGCTTTACCAAACAATCGAGTGCGAGTCACCAGCCCAGCGTATTGGGTAACAGGCGAGGGAGCGCCCGATTTTCGACCCAGCCAATGGATTCATTGTGCGGAACAAGACGATTCGTACATGGACCCAGAGGTAACTTTTAACAATTTGTATAAGGAGTAGTGAAATGGCAAAAATGCCGATGGTTGAAAAAGACGGGAAAATGGTCCCATCCTTCGCTGCTGATGGTAAGGGCAAGATGGCAAAGGGCGGTATGGCTAAAATGGCTATGGGTGGCGGCGTAAAAGCCAAAATGGGCGCCTCTAAAATGGGTGCAGTGAAGACTGGTAAACCTGCTATGGGTAGTGCTTCCAAACGGGCTGATGGAGTTGCTATCAAAGGCAAAACCAAAGGCAAGATGCTGGCTGGTGGCGGTATGGCAAAAATGAAGGCTGGCGGCGGTGTAAAAGCCAAGATGATGAAGTCTGGCGGAGCGTGCTAAATGATGCCCTCACGCGGGATGGGTGCCATCCGATCTTCTAAGATGCCAAAGGCTAAAACCGGCATACGTAAAGACGGTGACAAGTTCACCAAATATAAAAAAGGTGGTGCGGTCAAGTCTCGCGTGAATGAGGCTGGCAACTACACCAAACCCGGACTACGCAAGTCTATCTTTGAGCGTATTAAGGCTGGTGGTAAAGGTGGTGCTCCGGGGCAGTGGTCAGCCCGTAAAGCACAGATGATGGCTATGCAGTACAAAAAAGCCGGTGGTGGATATCGTGATTAATTTCATAGATAAACAGATTGAAGCCTCCGAGCGTCTTTTTAATATGATGATGCAGGACCACAAAGAGAGGATGAAAGAGGCCGCTTTGTGGGGTGAAATGAATGTTGGGTTGATGAGTAAGTTAGAACAACGGGATGCAGAGATAGCAAAATTGCGATATCGCATCAAAGAACTTGAAACCCAACTATCGGAAAGGCAGTCATGACACCTATATCTTTTGCAGTTTCTACCTATTGGATTGCTGGTGTGATGTTAGGAATAGAAATGCAAAAGACAGAAGATGGAGATAAAGTTTTAGTTATAGATTTGTTTATCCTTCGTGTCATGGTTTTCTTTGGCGGGGTTGACGATGATGTACAGCCAAAAGATTAAATTAGTTTACAACCCTAAAGTAGATGGAAACGTTTTTAAGTGGGTCTTAAACGCCGCTCAGTTTGTTAGAGAACTTAGACAGGAAGAAATAAATGCCGCTAAAGAATCCGCAGCAAAGTCTAAAAAACTGGACAGCCCAAAAGTGGAGAACCAAAAGTGGTAAGCCCTCCACCCAAGGACCCAAGGCTACTGGGGAGAGGTATCTCCCCGAGGCGGCTATTAAATCTTTATCGCCTGCTGAGTATGCGGCGTCCACAAGAGCCAAAAGAGCAGGAAAAGCAGCAGGCAAGCAGTTCGTCAAGCAACCCAAAACCATAGCAAAGAAGACAGCGAGGTTCAGATAATGGGTAACAGATACGAAGCCGCTAAAACAGTCCTTAGTTCCAAAGGGCGTGGATCAGGCGTTATTAAGCGTACAAGCGATACCGACAAAAGCCCGCGCATTAAAAAAGATGACTTGGTTACGGTGTTTAGTGAAAAAGATGATTCAAGCCCCGAGACGTACAAAAAAGCTCGTGAATACGCTTCGGAGCTACAGCGCGAAACTCGCGGCATGAAAAAAGGCGGTTGGATCAAAGAGGCCATCAAAAAGCCCGGTGCTCTTCGGGCGCAATTGGGTGCTAAAAAGGGTGAGCCAATCCCAGCCAAGAAACTCGCCGCCGCAGCTAAGAAGCCCGGAAAACTAGGTCAGCGTGCACGTCTGGCCCAAACCCTGAAGAAAATGAAATGACCACTTCTGGTACCACTAGCTTTAATCTTGACCTCAACGAGCTAGTCGAAGAAGCGTTTGAGCGTTGTGGCTCCGAACTTCGCACGGGCTATGACTTAAAGACAGCGCGGCGCAGTCTCAACCTACTTTTTGCCGACTGGGCCAACCGGGGGATCAACCTCTGGACGATTGAGCAAGGACAGATTTCGTTGGTGCAGGGGCAGGTTACGTACAACTTGCCGGTCGATACTGTGGATCTTCTAGAGCACGTCATCCGTACCGATGCCGGGAACACTGCTAACCAAGCCGACCTGACCATTACCCGTATTAGTGTTTCTACCTACGCCACGATCCCAAACAAACTAGCCCAAGGCCGACCAATTCAAGTCTGGGTTAACAGGCAGTCTGGCGCAACAGAACCCGATGGGTTGATTCCTCCGGGCACGGTGGTCAACGCTCCCAATATCAACGTCTGGCCTGCTCCGGACGGTGCGCAGACTTACACCTTCGTCTATTGGCGGATGCGTCGTATTCAAGACGCTGGATCTGGCGGCACTAAAACTATGGACATTCCGTTTAGGTTCCTCCCCTGCTTGACGGCTGGGCTGGCGTACTACCTGTCGTTAAAAATTCCTGATGCGCTACCTCGGATGGGGTCGCTGAAAGCCATGTATGACGAGGCGTGGGAGTTTGCGGCTGGTGAAGACCGCGAGAAAGCGCCTGATCGGTTGGTCCCTCGCCAGATGTACATAACGTGATATGGGCAATAGGTTCGCTTCCGGTCGTATTGCTATCGCCGAGTGCGATAGGTGCGGGTTTCAGTACCAGTTAAAACGTTTACGCTCGCTGATTATTAAGACCAAGAATGTCAATTTGTTGGTCTGCCCGACATGCTGGGAACCAGATCAGCCACAGTTGCAGTTGGGGATGTATCCGGTCGATGACCCGCAAGGACTCAGAAACCCACGCCCTGATACGACGTACACACAAGCTGGTACAACTGGCTTGCAGATTCAACCCGGTGGCGGTCCGTTAGGTAGCGGAGACCCTTCTGGGGGTAGTAGAATCATACAGTGGGGCTGGGCACCGGTTGGTGGCAGTAGGGCTGACGACGATGGGCTTACCCCGAATAACTTGGCGCTGGGCATTTCGCTTGGCACCGTGACCGTAGCAGTAACTTAAGGAGTCAAATATGAGCGCCCCTGATAAATGCACATTTTTCCCAGCCGAGACCAAAGATCCGATTGGGAAGTACAAACAACCCGAGACTTACACCGGTGACACCGGCAATAACGGCTACCCAAACAACATCCCCAACACGCAGACTGTCAAGACTCGTGGTTGCGGTGCAGCAACAAAGGGCTGCAATTCTTCTACAAAACTGGGTTAAACCGTGAACTACACGCAGTTAACCGCCGCAATCAAGGCGTACTCTGAGAATGACTTCCCGCAAGCGGTGGGGTCAGGTGGGCTTACGTCTGCCGAACAGATTGCCCGCTTTGTGCAAGAGGCTGAACAGAGGATTTACAACAGTGTTCAGTTTCCGGTTATCCGCAAGAACGTTACTGGAACGACAACTTCCGGCAATAAGTACTTGGCAACCCCCGTTGACTTCTTGGCGACCTACTCATTGGCTGCGATTGATGGGGATGGTAACTACGAGTACCTGCTGAACAAAGACGTTAACTTTATTAGGGCCGCGTATCCGAGCGCATCAGATTCTGGCGAACCGGCTTATTACGCATTATTCGATCAAAACACATTCATTTTGGGGCCGACTCCAAATGCAGCGTATACGATGGAGTTGCATTACTACTATTACCCAGAGTCCATCGTCACTGCTGGAACAAGTTGGCTTGGTGATAATTTTGACTCCGTACTTCTTTATGG